TACGAACAATGAATAGCAAAGACGTAGAAATAAAGATGGGACCGTATGTAAGTCTTAAAGAAATGTCCACAAAACGGTCAAAACGAAAATCAATTACTCTCGTTAGAAAAGTCAGTTAATTAGTCGTAGTAATTCTTCTACTGTAATAGTAATGTTAGCACCCTTACTACTATTTCTTTTTGCTTCAAGTATCTGTAAATTAGCAGGATGGTTTACAACAGATTCGGGCAAACCTGCATGCCAGGCATCCAATATACTCAATTTATGATCCACATGGAATGTTTGTTGTCCCAGTTCATATCCTTGTTCCTTTGCCCATTTTTGTGCTCGGCTGCGCATTCGGCGGGCATAATGGCGGAAATCCTTCATCTGCTTTTATAATAAATCAAAAAATCACATGCTATAACGTTCTTGCTCAGTTAAAAGGTTCATATGGACTACAACTAAGTGACTGTACGCCACAGAATGGCTACGTTTAAAGAAATAGTTGTCGTCCTGGGGTCTTTCCCAAATAGTTTTCGACACATCTGCCCATTTTCTGCCTATTAGATGCCTTTTTGCCGGTCGTATGATTGCCAAAAACATAGCCATTCTAGGGATAGAATCAACGACTTCAGGCATTTTTGTCAAAGTGTCAAAATGATTCCCGATATGAATCAATTTATTACAAAAATCTTGGACGTACAGTTTATCCCATTCTGGTTCTTTTTCCATTAATTCCACTAAATGTTTTTCATCTTTGATTTGATTATATAAAGATACATTTAAAAAGTCTAATTTAGTATATCCATAGTTTTCGGCTGTTTCATAATCAATACTTGCACGACCAGTATGTGGATCATACGGTATATCAGTTGGATACACCCCACTATTATGTTGTACTAATTTTCCATCACGGAGTATACTAGCAGGAACTACGTTTAATACCCCCAATGCTGAAGTCCTATCTGAAAAATCTATATCAATGTCTGATTTAAATTTCATAATAAATAATTCTTAATTAAAAAATCTGCAAATGCTTGATGCGCTTGATGTCTGTGATGTATCATAATCTAGCATTGTTTAAAATATCTTTAACCCATTCCATATCTGCAATATAATCTTTAAACTTTTTTTGCCAATATTCTGGATTAATATATGGCATTATAATTTCAACTTGGTCTTCACGTAATCCTTCGAGAAATTTAATACCGCTGTCGCAATTAAAGACAACCCAAGGACTAATACGACCAGTGGTAATGTGGTAACAAATACGATTAGCATTACCATATCTAAAATAATCTGAAAAGCCATTTTTAAGTTCTGCATGTGTTTCTGCATATTCCACCATTTCTTTTAGTGATCGCTCAACGGCGTCTTGCGTCGCTTCTCTTTTAATATATTCTAATAGCCATTCTGAGTATAAAGAATCTTTACTCCAATTATCTATCTTTTTGTTTGTTTTTAGAAGCCAATCTAAAAAATTTGAAAATGAAATGCATCGTATAGATTGACAATGTCTTCCAAATTTTACAAAAGCATTATAGAATGGACTGGACACAAAATCACCATAATTTTTTGTTTTAGCACTTCCTTGAGTGACTTCGTAAAACCTCAGATATGCCTTTAATCCTAATTGTACACCAATTTCTTTTTCTTGTTGCCATCTACGTTTAGGCTCACATGTATGAATGATGAGGGTAGATTCTCTACGAAATTCTTTTTTACAATATTTGCAAACATATGAATCGGTCATAATTCTTTCTTGATATCTTTCTCTTCCCATCCGTGTTTGATTGCCAATTTTTTTAAATCGTCTTTACTATTTAATTCAGCCATCAACTCCAATTCATCGTCCTTCATCATTGGGTAGAACTGCCTCAGAAACTTAACCGTTTTACTATCGACCTTGCGAGTTTTTAGGGGTATCCAGGGGTGGTACTGATTACCCATGCCAGGGCTAATAGTGGTCGCAGACAGCCATTGCAATTTCTCGTGCTTGGAGGTGCTGATGTCAAAGAAATTCTTGTTCAGTTTCTCGTTGCAACTCACCAAGTAATACTCCTCAAGTTCTGGTATTCCTTGCACGGTTGCTCCCCACCTTATCATCATGTAACTGCTGAATTCCTTTCGCTCCTCCTCGGACAGGGATTCAATGAAATTTCTTTTTTTAGAGTCGAAGGCAGACATCACTTTTTTAATGTCTAGAGCCCGTTCTTTCTTTACACTGGATGCCACGGTATGTCTTCCTGTTCTTTTTTTAGATTGTGGTACACAACGACACGATCTAGCAAATCCTTCATCCCCTCGTCGGTATTTGCCATCCGTCGGATCTCACCCCACATCTTGTCTTCCATTAGGTGGTCATGGAGCGGCCTGCCGTCTGGTGTCCTGGGATCGTAATCATACCCAACCTCACGCCTCGTGCTGGGGTCTGCACCAAACTCCCTAGAGTACGTAATGCCATTAACTTTTTCGTAAATGTGTTTGACCCCAGATTTTAGTGTTCCCATATCACCAAGCCTTACTGTAATCCACTACTTCGCTCTGACGGGAGATGTCTTTGATGAAGAACACGCAAAGAGGTTCTTTCCCCTCGGTCAACGGCACTGCCAACATCTGGCCCGGCTTGAGTTTGGGGAAATACCATTTGACATCTTGGTATATGTCAACTATCTCAACTTGTTTGAACTCTGGTCTGAAACTACTTAGGGGGTTGAAACAAAATACGTTAAACCCTCTATCATTGATGCTCGTGAGAGGTATCACCTCCAGATCGCCGAAATCTGGCTCTCCAATTAATAGTTGCCAATCAACTGGCATACGTATTATGTTTTCGCCAATTTTTAATACCAATGCTGGACTATTAAAACTTTCCAAAAATATTAATGGTATGTAAAAATAATCAGGATCTTTCGGATCACTATTGTCAAATACACAAAATCTTACTTCTTCTATTTCCTCTGGAATCTGATCCATTGGATATGCTGTATTGTCTAAAGTTAGTATACGAATTTTATTTTCCTTTTGTTATTGCCATTCTACTTTTTCTGTAGTAAACGGGTAGTTTGCGTCTTTGTAAAAAGATCTGCGTTTAGTTAAATGACGTTTTGCGAACTTGCAGGTTGACGTTATGTCCCAGATCTCTACGTGGTCTTTATCTTCTGCTTTTCGTATACCTCGTCCAATGCTTTGTATAACGCGAACAAAGCTCTTTCCGGGTTCCACCAAAACCAGATTAAAAATACGAGGGATATTAATACCCACTGCGGCCACACCGTAAGTCGCCACAATAATCTTCCCAGTACTGGTTGCAATTTCATCATATTCTTCTTTTCTATCATCTGCTTTCATTGTTCCGCTAATAAAAACTGCATCCGTTAATCGTTCCATTAATAATTTACCAGTCGCAATTCTATCTACCAATACCAAAGTATTACCACTTTCGGAGGTTTTTCTAATTAACTTAGATATGTAATCAATTCTACCCGCATTTTCTGTAAGATATTTTAGTTCTTGTTGATAAGTTTTATATTCCACAGTATCTTGCAATTGTACTATATTTACATGACAATTGGCAAGATGACCAGATTCTTGTAGTTCATTTGCACTAAGTTTGCCAACTACGTCACCAATGCTGCATAATATACTTTGTTTTGCGTAGTCCTCTTTTGGAATTGTGCCAGTTAACCCCCAACGAATTGGTACATGGGCAAACACACCGGTGAGTAATGTTTTTAGTGCATCCGCTTTTGCCATATGAACCTCATCGATTATCAAGCAAATAACATCCTCAATAAAATCACCTATTTCAACTTCTGCTTCCCCAGACTTGGTATTTTTTAACATATTATTTAGGCTCTGCCAAGTACAAATAGTATGTGTTTTGTTATACTCCTTTCTATCACCAAAGTATACCCCCACGTCAAGTCCTAGATTAATGTAGTCTGCTTCAGTTTGCGTTACTAAACTTTTATTTGGAACAATAACTATACTACGGCCATATGATTCTATGTTTTTAGAAAGCATTGCAGTAATAATAGTTTTTCCAGCACCTGTTGCTATTTCTTGAATGCTTTGTGGATTTTCAAAAAATGAATTGATAATATCTGGCTGATAATCCCTTAGTACTATTGGCTGACCTTCTTTTACATGTCCTTTTGGCCAATTTAAATGACTTAAACTATTTTCTGTAACTTTTGTAAAATTAAAACTTTTTTTATTTTGTCTCTCATCTACTATGTCAAATTCATAACCGTCATTTTCTAATATAGGAATAATTTCTGGCAATAAGTTAATGTAAGTACCGCCACCTAATTGAAAAAATGCAACTTTTCCATCCCATCGTCCTAGCCGAACTGATGGTAGATATCTGGCACCAGGTATTTCATATTTAAATTTAGAAACTAATTTTTTACGAACACTGACATCCAAGCCTTCTATCTTTATATTCACTTCATCTTTAATTATTATTTTAGCGAGCAAATCTGATTACCTTTTTTAT